GCATCCTCAGTGTGTGGAGCTCGTCCGAGAGTTTCTCTGATACCCGCTGCTCGGCGAGTAGCTTCTCGTGGCAGACGACCTCGGCCTTGTTCGTGGCGTCCTTGCGCCCGCCAACGTAGCTAAAGATCGTCATCGCCAGCCCCGCCACGCTCGCGAGGACGGCGGCGGCGCCGAGCGCGGTGTCGACGTTGAGCTCGAGCAGCATGGCTCGTCGGTCATAGCGTCCAGCTCTTACGGTATCCCGCGCGGTCGACCTCGTGGCCGAGCATCTCGAGGAACCGCTGCCAGTCCGTGTCCGACGGGCCGCACTGCGTGTGCCCACCGCCGGCACTCCCGAGGTCCAGATGGCGGCACACGCCGGGGGTCTGGCCGTTGCGGCTCCAGCGAGGAGGAATGTTGTAGCGGATGCAGAACCAGCCAAAGATCCTCGCGCTGACCTGGAGCTGCTTCTCTGAGGAGTAGCCCTTCGGGGTGACGTTCGCGTGCTCGACCCCGATCGCTTTGGAGTTGAACGCGACCGCGTGCCAGGCCTTCTCGCTGATGTGGACGAGCTGGGTGGCCTCCATCCCGTCCTCGCGGAGGACGAGGTGGGCGGAGGCGTTCGCGTCGGGGTTGCACAGCCACGAGACGGCGCCGCTGTAAGAACCGGCTGTCTCGTGCCAGACGACGAGAGTGGGGACAGTGCCGCGGCGCGAGGACTGGTTCGGCGTCGGCTTCTGGATGAGCGGGGGGAGGATGATCGGCTTCTCAGCCATCGCGGTTACCATTAGCGGGATGGATGCGAGGCAGCTGCGACGCTTCGAGGCGAAGGTCGAGATCACCGACGGCTGCTGGAACTGGACGGGCGCAAGGAAGCCGAACGGCTACGGCCAGTTCGGCCTCGACGCGGTGAAGCGGTCGGCGTACCCGCACCGGCTCGCCTACGAGCAGTTCGTCGGGCCGATCCCGCCGGGCCTCGAAGTCGACCATCTCTGCTTCAACCGCCTCTGCGTGAACCCGGCTCATCTCGCGATCGTCACCCATGCCGAGAACTGCCGGCGCGGAAGCGGCCTGGCGGCCGTCAACGTTCGCCGGACGCACTGCCCGCACGGGCACGCATACGCCGAGTACGGCGTGAGGCAGAAGGATGGGTCGCGGAAGTGCCGCGTTTGCCACAACGCCCGGCAGCGGGCTCGGAACCGCATCCTGCGCGCGAAGTAGCAGAAGATCGTCCGCTCCGACTGGCCGACGGTCTGGATCCCCTGCTTCGGCCTCCGCGCCTTCCACTGCGGGCAGGTGATGATCTCGATCGGGAGCGGGAACCTCATGACCCGGTGGTGATCCGCAGGTAGATCGGAGGGTAGTTCCCAGCTGCTCCTGACCCGGCGGTGCAGACGGCCGTGCCGGACGCGTTCCACGCCTTGACGATGTAGGTGTGCGATCCCGCGCTCGGGGTCAGGTAGCGCGCCAGCAGCAGCGGCCCGTAGTCCGAGGAGGCCGAGCCGCCCACGGCGCACAGGCGGCTGATCTCGGTGCTGCCGTCGAACAGGTTGAAGATCGTCGCGTAGGCGCCGGTGGCCAGCACCTGAGGGCAGAAGAACTCGAGCTTGGTCAGTACCGCCGTGTAGGTGATCGCGCCCGAGCTGACGATCGTCGTTGCGGCGCCGGCGCTGCTGCCGCTGACGCTCACGTCGCTGGTCACCGTCGTGTAGTTGATGACGGTGGCGCCTCCCCCGGCGGCGGCGGCCCACTTCACGCCGAGCGTCTGCGCGCTGTCGGCAGTCAGGATCTGCCCGTCGCTGCCGACGGCGAGGCGGGCGCCCGTGTCGGCCGCGCTCGCGACGGCGAGGTCGCCCTTGGCGTCCCAGAGCGTGTCGGCGACCATCCCCCCCGACGGGAGCGCGGCCCACTTGATCCCGAGCGTCTGCGCCGAGTCCGCCGTCAACACCTGGTTGTTGCTGCCGACGGCGAGTCTGCCGCCCGTGTCCGCGGCGGAGGCGGCCGCGAGGTCACCCTTGGCGTCCCACAGGGTGTCGTTCGCGACGGTGGTCGGCGTGACGCCGCTGCCGAGGGTCGCGTAGTCGGCCCAGGCGCCCGAGACGACCCGCTCGATCTTCGAGTGCGTCGTGCAGACGTACATCGTCCCCTCCGGCAGCCCGGTAGTGGCGGGCCGGGCGGCGTGGGTGCCGGGGCCGAGGAAGTGCCCTGCGAACGTCGTCATCCTGGGCCTCCTTTCATAGTGCGATCAGGGTCGGGATCAGGTCACCGGTCGAGTCGAGCACGACGAGGCCGTCGCTGTCGACCAGCGGCATCCAGGCGTGCGCGTCGGTGAGGGCGGCGCCGCCGCCCGCGCCCGCGTCGGCCCACGTGAGCCCGCTGTCGCTGGTGGAGTCGACGGTCAGCACCTGGCCGTCGTCACCGACGGGGAGCCGGGCGTAGGTGTCGAGGCCGCTGCCGGCGACGAGGTCGCCCTTCGCGTCGAGCAGGCCGCCGATCGTCGCCGCGATCTCGATGTCGATCGTCTCGGGGTCGCCGGGGTTCGGGCCGGTCTGGACGCTGATGCCCTCCCCCTCGACGAAGTTGAGTGTCGTGATCGCCATCAGTCGTACCAGGTGCTCCAGGGTGGCCCCCAGCTGGCGGTGTCGGCCCCGTCGATCATGACGTCGAGGACGAGGTGGGGCGCGTAGGTGGCGCCGGCCACGCAGCTGAACGTCAGGGGGACGGAGGCGCTGTGCCAGCACTGCGCGATCAGCCGCATCCCCTGCTTGAGCATCCCGCCCGGCAGCCAGTCGAACCCCTGCTCCTGGTACGCGAGGCCGTAGTTCGGGACGAAGAAGATGTCGTCGTGGTTGCCGTTGTCGAAGCCGCCCGTGTCGCCGTGCGAGAAGAAGCCGTCACCCGACCCCTTCGCGACATTGATCTGGCCGCCCTCGTCGCAGCACCCCCCGGCCGTCTCCGAGTAGGCCATCAGGACGGTCTTCTGGTGCGTGGTCTCGAAGATGCGGAGCGCACGGTCGGAGGTCTCGGGCTCCACCCTCGGGGAGTCGATGCGCAGGCAGACCTGCATCACGCTGTCGAGGGTCTGGAACGGAATGTCGTGCGCGACGATGATGCCGTGCGGGAAATCGTTGTGGAGCCACCCGCCCGCGTCCGGGTCGGTGACCGGGATGTCGACCGAGTCGGTTATCCCGGTCACGTTCGAGATGCGGACCATGTGCGGCGTCGTGAACGGGATCGTCGTCCAGGTCCGAGGCTGAACCACGAACGTGCCGCCGCCACCCACGAACGGCTGGTCCTCAATCCATTCGACATCCGGGTCCGGGGGCGGCTCGCCGTGCTCCGGCCGTGGCGGCGGTGGCGGCGTCGGCGTCGGCGTGAACGCGGCCGGCGACGAGCTCCCGTTCACCTCCACGGCAGGGGCCGGGGGCGCGACCCAGGCGGGGTGCCCGTCCGCGCCGGTGCCGAGCACCAGCCCGGCGCCGCTCGGGGGGAGCCAGACGGGGTTGCCGTCGTCATCGGTGACGAGCACCGAGCCGGCGCCGCCGCCGGCGGCGATGTGCAGCGCCGCGGCCTCGGTGGGGCTCAACGCCTTCGCCCACACCGCGGCCTCGTCGACCTGCCCGTAGAAGCGGCCGCGGTAGTCACCGCTCGGGGTCTTCTTGACGGCGAGGTTCCCGACCGTCGCCGCGAAGTTGTTGTGCCCCAGGTCGAACGTCGAGGCGGCGCTCGCGGCGAGGCCGCCGTTAACGTAGACACGCATCTCGGCGCCGTCGTAGCTCGCGGCGGCGTGCGTCCACTCGCCGGCCGGCAGCACCCCGCCGCTGAGCTCCTGCTGGTCGGCGGAGGTCGTGCCGCCGCGGTAGAAGATCAGCTCGAGCGTCGGCCAGACGAGGTAGAGCGCCCAGCCGGCGGGGTAGCTCGGGGTGCCGGCGGCGAGCTCGCAGGCGCCGACGATCCCGCCCGTCCAGGAGTTGCCGCTCGCCGCCGGCTTGACCCAGGCGGCGGCGCTCATCTCGACGCCGAGGCCGGTCGAGGTGTCGAAGTTGAAGCGACCGTCGGCGCCCGCTGTCCCCTCGAGCCAGTCCGCGTCGGTGTTCGTCGAGCTCGTCGTGCCCGCGTAGTTCTGGCCGATCGCGCCGTCGTCCTCGCCGGCGGGGAGCGCCCCCGCCAGGTGCAGGCTCATCGCGACCCCGTTCACGTGCCGGTCGAGGTTGGCGGGGGCGCCCGCGTCGTAGCCGCTCGTATCGAGGAACGGCGCCAAGGTTTCGCCGAGCCGCCAGTAGGCGACGAGGCTGCCGATCTGCGCCACCACCGTCGGGTAGTCGCCGCCGAGCCCCGGCAGCAGGCCCGGCACCGGGTCAGGGCCGCCCGGGACGTGGGTGATGCCGTGCATCCGGGGGTGTGGCGCCGGCATCAGGTGTCGGGGGTCTCGGGGTCGTCGGTGAACACGTTGTCGGTGTAGTTCGCGCGGGGCGACACGTCGAGCGAGAGCTCGACGATCGGCAGATCGGGAGCGCCTGGGCGGCAGGACATGTGGATCCCCTCGACGTAGAAGTCGTCGACGGTGGCGGTGCTGAACCCGCCGCCGCCGCCGTGCAGCGTCCTGATGTTCAGCAGGTCGCTGATCTCGACGCTCGAGAGGAAGCTCCAGAGGGCGGGGCCGTGCGGATCGGTCGGCAGCCGTGACTTGAACACCAGCCTGGACACCCGCGGCGCCGGGTCTTTGTAGTTCGTGACGTAGTAGGACGCGAACAGCTTCGTCTCCTCGAGCGCCCCGATCGGTGTGCCGCCGCCGGGGATGATCCCCTGCACGGTCTGCAGCTGGTCGAACGTGATCGATCGCAAGCCGTAGGCGGCGATCGACGCGTCGTCGGTGACGTACTGCCCGGCGACGTCGTCCTTCTCCGGGTCGAGCATCCGCCAGGTGTCGTCGTCCTGCATGATCCCCTGCGGCGTCGCCGAGCAGGCGTTGTAGAGGTTGTCCTCGCCGATCGCCCACTCGAGCTCGGCGACGGGGACGACGTTGTGGGCGGGGTCGGCGTCGCCGCTCCACGCCGACGGGTCGCCGACGTGGTAATAGGCGATCCCGTACTCCGCCACCTCGGGCCGAAAACGGGCCTGCCGGCCGTGGACCGTCACGACGCCCGCCTTGCTGCACCACGCATTCCCCACCCCGGGGAATTCCCCGTCGACGGCGTCCCAGATCGCCTCGAGCGCCGACGTGCCGGGACCGTAGGCTTTCGGCCCGAACCTCGTGTTGAGGGAGAACACATCGCGACGCGCGTCGGGCCAGTCGACATCACCGAGGATCGCGTGGATCCGGTCGGCGCCGGTGCCCTCGGTGAACCCGTAGGCGACGTTCCCCTTCGCGATCTCCGCCGGGAGGGGGAGCGCGCCGTCCTCGCCGACGATCAACTCGGCCCGCTCGAGCACCGCGAACCCGTCGACGAGCTGCAGCTCGAGGTCCATGTAGTCGCGGAGCGGGGCGAGCCGGTAGCGCCACGCCTCGACGAACCCCGTGAACACCGACGCCCATGTGTCGCTGACCGGGTTGTGCAGCGAGACAGCGGCCTGCTTCCCCGGCACGATCTTCCCGTTGTAGGGGCTCGTCGTGTTCGTCGGGTCGAACAGCCCCGCCCGGTCGACGATGTGGACGACCGCCGAGCCCGTCCCCGTCTTCGAGAACTCGTCCGGGCGGCCCCGGTCGACCGTCCAGTCGCGGACGCGGCAGCCGGCGAGTGTGTCGATCCGCGTCCAGGTCGGGTCGGGCTCCATCGGCGGGTCGTCGAACGCGATCGACACGCCGGGCGGGTCAGCCACGGAAGCCGCTGGTCTGCTTCGCCGTCCGCCGCCCCGTCCTGGCCTGCTGCTTCGAGACGACGCTCGCGACCTCGCGGCCGTCCATGTGGACGTGGACGTGAACGGGCTGGATCTCCGCGCCGGCGATGTTCATGCCGAGGATCCGCCTGCCGCCGGCGCTCAGGCCGGTGCCGGCCGCCAGGGTGTTCGCGAGCTGCCGGGAGGAGACCTGGCGGAGCCCCGCGAGCGGGTCGACGTCGTCCTTGCCTTTCCTGAGGTCGCGGATCTTCTGCCGCGCCTCCCAGATCCCCCGCACCAGCTCGAGGGTGCGGCCCTCCTGCTTGACGCGGCCCTGCAGGTACTTGATGATCGCCTGCTGCGCCTTGACGTCGTCCCGGATCGTCTTCGTCGCGCCGGCCCGCTCGACCGCGAAGTCGAGCCAGCCCATCCTCGTGTCGATCGCTGTCTGGCGGGCCTGCTCGCCCGCCTGCGTGATCTGCGTGTTGTAGTCATCGATCTGCCGCATCACCTGGACGAGCGTGTCGCCCAGGGTCTGCTTGCGGGTGATGTCGCTGACGCTCGCGATCTGCTGCTGGATCGTCGCCGCCGCCTGCCGCAGCCGGGTCACCTTGCCCTTCAGGGTCGGGATGTCGGTGACGCGGTCGATCATCCGGCCGATCGACGTGTCGAACCACTGGTTTCGTTGCGCCGCGATCTCCGCCCCCGTGCGCTTCGCGACTGCGGCGCCCTTCCTGGTGATCTCGACGATCCGGCCCTGCACGTCGGCGAGCCTGCCCTGCATCGACTCGAGCGCGTCGGCGTAGCTCTTCGCCGCGGCGACGGTGGTGGCCTGGTTCAGGCGAGCGGTCTCGACCCGGATCGCGCGGGCGAGCAGCTCGCGCTGGCGGGTGAGCGCCGCGAGGTTGTCCTTCGTGGTCGTCGTCAGTGCAGCGGCGGACTCGGCGAGCTGGGCGCGGCGCATCGGGGTGAGGGCGCCGCGGCCGAGGATCGGAGCCGCCGCCTGCACGGTCGGGAGGTCGTGCGGGCCGCGAGCGGCGACGGCGGCGAGGTGCTTCGCGGTCTCGGCGGCCTTGCGGGTCGCCGCCACCCCCTGCGCCTGCAGCAGCGCGAGCTGGTACTGGAAGTCGTTCGTGAACCGGGAGCGGAGCTTCTTGATCTGGTCGAGCGAGAGCTTGTGGCGCTGGATCAGCCCCGCGACCATCGTGTCGGTGATGTCGAATCCCTTGCTGAAGAATTCGAACGGGCTCTTCGCCTTCGGCACCTTCGCCAGGTCGGCGTCGCTCTCGGTCCGGCCCATCGCATTGGCGAGCGCCTCGCCGACCTTCTCGCCGAGCCCTTTCGAGTGGACTATCAGCTCGATCTCGACCGTGATGATCCCGATCGCCCCGAGCCGGCGGAGCGCGCCGCGGAGCCCCACCACCTTCCCGGTCGACGTCTGGGCTTCTGTGCCGACACCGGTGATCGCCCCGGCGATCCCCTCGAACAGGCCGAGGAACCGCGCTGTCCTGAACGCGACGAGCGCGCCGAGCAGCAGCTTCAGCGTCTCCTTCGTCGACCCGGTGACCGCGTTGACGGTGTCGAGCACACCCTTCAGCGTCCGCAGCACGCCCGTGACGAGACCGACAGCCTCCTTGACGTCGTTGAGCACGCGCTGCTGGTTCTCCGAGTTGTCAAGCCACTTCGCCGCCTTGTTCAGGTACTTCGTGATCACCGGCAGGAACTCGGCGCCCAGGACCTCCTGCATGTTCTCGAGGGCGACCCGGAAGCGGTCCTGCGCGCCGGCGGCGGTGCGCCCGTAGGCGGCCGCGCTGCCGGCGTAGCGGCGCGTGAGGAGGTCGATCGCCTCGAGCGCCGTCGCGTGCTTGCCGAGGTTGATCCCGAGACGGCGCAGGGCGCCGACGTTCCCGATCGACGCCTTCAGGACGAGGCCGGAGGCGGCCTCGAGGCTGATGTTGCGGCCGCGGGCGACGTCGGCAGCCAAAGCGTTCAGGTGCAACGCCCGGTTGACGTCGCCGGTTCGGCGGACGAGGTTCGAGAACGTCCCCATCAGCTTCTCGTCGTCGAACCCCGACAGCTGCGAAGTCGCCTTCGACACCTCCTGGATGTGGTCGCCGTACTCGGCCCAGGAGAGGCCGGAGCGGCGGACGGCGTTACGGGTCTGGCCGAGCACCCGCTGCGCCTCCTCGGCGGCCCTGACGGTCGAGGTGATCGCGGCGACGAGGCCGGCGCCGCCGAGGAAGCTCGCGGAGGCGAACCCGACGGCGCGGCCGAGGCCGCGGAAACCGACCGAGGCGGTGAGCGCGCCGCGGCCGGCGTGCTCGACGTCACGGCCAAAACTCTTCGCTGACCTGGTGGAGCGGTCGAACGCGCGCTCGAGGGAGCGGCTGTCGCCGAGGATCTCGACTTCTATTTTGCGCGCCAACTTAGATGCCCCTCCCGGCGAGCTGCTCGAACATGAGGGCGCACTCGAGCAGCTGCATCGGGGTCAGCTCGCCGACGTCACCGGGGCGGACGCTGAAGTAGCCGAGGGCGGGCTGCCAGTACGACTCGGGGGGTCGTCCGATCTCGCCGAAGTGCCCCTCGAACTGTCGCCACTGGTGCTCGAGCTCCCGTTCGAGCTTCCCGCTGGGGGGCCGTCGGCATCAGCCTCCTGCTCGCCGGGCTCGAACGTGATCGCGGAGCCGAACGGCACGTCCGCGAACCGCTCCCACACCTCGGGAACCTGGGCGGGCTCGACGGTGCCGGCGCGGCGCATCGCGACGAGCGCGAGCACGGTGATCATCTGCGGGTCGACGAACGTGTCCGGGTTCAGGTCGCCCGGGAGGTAGCCGGCGAACCGCTTGATCCAGCCCCACTCGCGCGTCGTCAGGGGGGCGCCGTCAAGGTCGAGCTCGTAGCGACCGTCGTAGGGACGGACGCCGGCGATGGTGATCGTGTCGGCCATCAGGCGTTGAACCGGTCGCAGATCCTGTCCAATGCCTCGTCCATCGCCCGCACCGTCGCCTCTTCGTTCCCCTCCAACGCGGGAACCAGGGCGCGGCGCATCTGCAGTGACCCGAACTCGGGGTGCTTCCCCGTCGTTCGGCGCAGCGACTGCTCGACAGCGACACCGCGCTGGCGGACGCGGGTCTTGTAGCCCGCGGCGGAGCGGGCGTCGTAGCGGGAGAACCGCGAGCCGGCGTCCTGCCGCACGTGCTCGCCCGCCACGCGGAGCTCGTCGCGGACCGCCTTGCGGCTCGCGGCGTCGCTGCGGGCGAGCGCCTGCATCAGCTGCCGGTACCCGTCGACGCGGAGTGTCGCCCCCTCCGGCATCTACGGCCCCGCGACGCTGTAGAACTGCAGCCCGTCCTCGTCCGCCGCATTGAAGGTGACGGTGAACGTGTCGACGTCGCCGCGGGTACCCCCGGGGTTGTAGGTGTAGATCTGGACGTTCCCCCGCAGCTCGGGGTTGGTCGCGGAGACGGCGGTGGTCTGGTCGGGCCGCCACTGGAACGCGACGATGTCGCGGGACTGGTGGATCGGGTAGAGGGTCGCGTGGACCTCGCCGGTGCCGTAGCTACCGAAGAACTCGACCTCCACGGACTGGTCGGTCGGGCCGGCCAGGTACTCGTTCGCGCCGGTCGCCGAGAACCCGGAGACGTCCTCGCGGGAGTGCTCGCTCGTCAGCCGGACGCTGCGGGCGAAGTTCGAGAGGTCGACGCTGTCGACCTCGACTGAGTCTTTCAGGGCGATCCGCTTAGGCATCGGTCTCCTCCTCCTTCTCGTCGTGTTTGTCGTCGCGTTTGAGGACGCGGATCTGGCCGCGCTCCTTCGCCCGCGCCTCGAGCGCGGGGTCGAGCTCGGCCTCGAACGTCTCCCCCGGCTGGTGCCCCTGGAAGGCGGGGCCGGTCACCTTGTAGGTGGTCATGTCTGGTACACCTGCAGCCGCCACTCGCAGCCGAGCAGGCTGCCGCCGGTGGGGGTGTCGGCGAGGTACTGGCGGATCCCCGAGACGCCCTCGGGGACGATCGAGAGTGTCTGCACGAGCCCTCCCAGGGTCTGGTCTGTGGTCAACGCCGCCTCGACACCGCTCCCGGGCTCCAGGAGCTCCAGGAGGAGTCGCTGCCCGTCCTCGGCGTCCGCGGTCGAGACGCGGGCGCGGACGGTGAAGTAGATGAGCCCGTCGTTGATGCCGTTCCCGAACGGGTCGCCGGGGTAGACGTCGATCGAGGGCGGGGTGGGGTTGATGTTCAGGTACGGGTACACCTGCAAGTCCGGGGTCCCCACCGTCAGGGGCTCGAGCGCCGTCGCGAGGCCCTCGACGATCTCCACCAGGCTGGACACGGCGACCGGCATCACGCGAGCCCGAACGCTTGCTTGAGCGGCATCAGCTTCCGCTGGTGCCGGTAGAACGAGTTGCGGCTGGTGTAGATCGGGATCTGGTCACCGCCCAAACCGAGCAGGCCGAACGGGGACTCCTGCTGCTGCCAGTGCTCGACGGCGCGCTCGAGGTTCACCTCGGCGGCGAGCTGGGTCTCCCAGACCGCCAGCCCGCCGGTGCGGGCGATGAACGAGTTGATCTCCCCGGCGGCGGCCGCCAGGACACGCTCCCCGGCGGCGGTCTGGTCCGCGGTGGGGTTGCGGATGTGCAGGACGCGGAACAGCTCGTCGGTGGAGACGTAAACGTCGGCGGTGACGGTGGAGCCGGTGGTGTTCTGCACCGGTGTGGTGGGCTGGCTGACGTCGCCGTCGGCGTCGGCGAAGATGACGCGGTACCAGTAGCCGACGTCGGTGCCGAGCTGGGTCGTGAACGACCGCGCGGCGGGGTTCGCCGGGTCAGCGTCGAGCGGCGCGAGCGCGATCGTCTCGAGCTGCGCGTAGACGCCGGTCTCGGCGGCGGCCTCCTCGATCCGCACCTCGGTCCAGGGGAGGTGGTCGAACCGCTCGGGGGGCCGGTAGCCGACGAAGCTGACGACCTCGCCCATCAGGCGCCCGCCCTGGCGAGCTCGCCGGCGGCGGCGTGCGCGAGCCCGCCCGTGTTGCCGCCGCTGATCCGGCCCGACAGCGCGGGGGCGGCGAGGCGGACGGTGGCGAACCCGTTGCTGGTCGCGGTCGCGTAGGCGCCCTGGTCGGGGTGGTCGATCCGGCCGGGGCCGGTCAGCACGACGGCGCCCCGCTCGGGCTGGAGGATCCAGCCGGGGTCGAGCCGGATCGTCGTCGTCGCATCGGTGTGGACGGTGACGTGAAGCTCGACGGTCACCAACCCGACCGCGGCGCGGTCGCCGCCGCTGGTGACGGTGACGTGCTCCGACACGGTGGCCTGGCCGTAGTGGACGCGGGCGCCGAGCGCGGCGACGACAACGATCTGCTGGACGCTGCTCGCGGCGAACGTCTGCCGCCGCCCAGCGGCCGTGACGGCGACCGTCTCCGCTGCCGTGACTGCCGCGAACGTCCTGCGGCTCCCAGCAGTCGTGACCGATGCGGTCAGCGTGACCGCGGCGGCGCCCGTCTTTCTGGGCGTCGCGGTCTGGGTCGTGACGGTGACCGTCTCGTGGACGGCCGAGCCCGCAACCGCCTGCCGCCTGCCGGCGGTGGTGGCGGTGGTGGTCTCGGTGGTGGTGGTGGCCGCGAACGTGCGGCGGACGGAGGCGGTCGTGACCGTGACCAGCGCCGTGGTGGTCGAGCTCGAGTGGGTCGCCCGGCGGCCCGTGATCGTGACGCCGACGGTGAGCGGGGTGGTGCTCGAGCTGCGCGTCGTGCGACTACCCGCGGTGGTGGCGGTGTCGGTGAGCGCGACGGTTGCGGCACCGAGATGGGTGTGGACGCCACCGGCGGCGGTGCCGCTCGTCGTGACAGTGACGGTCTCGGCGGTCGCCGCCGTGGCTTTAGCGGTCAGCCTGCCGGCGGTCACCCGGGCGTTCGTGAGCGCGACCGCCGAGGCGGCGAGCGCCTTGCGGCTGCCCGCGGTCGTGGCCGTGACGAGCAGGGCGACCGCGGCGGCGGCGCGAGCTGTCAGACGCCCGCTGGTCGTGCGGGTGTTGGTGAGCGCGACCGCGGCGGCGGCGATCGCCTTACGGGTGCCGCTGGTGACGCGGCCCACGCTGAGCGCAACTGTCGAGGCTGCGCGGGCGGTCAGCCTGCCGGTGCTACTGACCGAGGCCGTGAGCGCGGCCGTGGAGGCGGCGACCGCGGCCCGACGCCCGAGCGTCGTGACCGTGCCGGTGAGCGCCGTCGTCGTGGCGGCGAGCTTGACGGCCCGGCCGGCGGTGGTGCGGACGTTCGTGAGCGCCACCACCGCCTGCGCCACCAGGGTGCGCCGGCCGGCGGTGGTGGCGGTGTCGGTGAGCGCGACGGTGGAGGCCGCGAATGTCTTGCGTGTGCCGACTGTGACGACGGCGTCGGTGACCTGGACGGTTGCGGCACCGGTCCAGGTGGTCGGCCCGGCCGCGGCCGCGGCCGGGAGGTACGACCGCGGCCCCGGTGCGCCCGGCCTCGGTTGCGGGACAGCCCGGATCGTCGTGGTCATCTCACTCGATCCACTTCATGTAGACGTCCAGGATCTGGCCGGTGCCGGTGGGGCAGTAGACGCCGACCCCGTTCGTGGTGGCCGGTATGACCGTGCATTCCCAGGGCTGGAACGTCCAGATAACGCCGGAGCCGATCGCCGCGCCGAGCGACCAGCGGTAGCCGAGATCGACGAGGGTGGGGCCGGTCGAGGTGTGCGAGTTGAACGCGGTGCAGGTTGGGAGCACGCTCGACTGGTCGAGGTTGGCCTCCGTCAGGCCGGCGCCCTGCGTGCCGGTGCTCGTGAGGCGGCACAGCGCGATGACGCACGGGGTCGCGGTGGTGTTCGTGATCCCGATCTCCAGCATGGAGAAGTTGATGGCCGCGGTCGCGTAGAGGCTGATCGCAGGCAGGGCTGCGGTTGGTGCGTTGGTGGTGCGTGCTCCTACCGTGTAGACAGCCATGCGTTTCTCGTTCTAGGTGACGGTGAGGGCCATGCCGACGTCGGGGATAGCGGCTGTGGCCTGAACAGTGATCGTCTCGGTGAACGTCACGAACGTATCGCCGGACGCGCCGCCTGCTGTACCTGCATACACGACGGACGCTGTACGGCCGCTCGAGGACGTACCTCCTGCAGACGCGTAGCCGAGAACCACGTAAAGCATGTCCCCGGCTGCAAGTGCCGTCGAGGTCGGGGTGATCGAGATAGAAGTCGCTGCCTCGGCTGTCCCTAGCTCCGTTGTGTTGCCGCCGAACCCAAACACGACGTTGTTTCTCAAGGGAGACACCTTTATGTAGCCGACAACGGCGTGGGCGCCATAGTTCGCCGCCGCTGCGCTCTCGAACGCGCGGGAGTTGACCGTGATCGTCCCGGCGACCGTGACGGCATTCAGCGGCTCCGTGATCCAAACGAGCGACGTGGCGATCAGGGTCAGGTTCCCCCCGGAGCCGATCTGGGAGCTCGACGTGGCTCCCGCGCCCGCCTGCTGGTAGAGCCCCCCTCCCGAGATAGGGATGGTTGCGAGGCTGCTGATCGTGTTGTCGGTGGCGGTCGTGGCGCCGCTGCCGCGCGTGAAGCCGAGGACCTTCTTGACGCCCGTCGAGGCCCACTGGTTAGACGTCTGAGACGACGCGGCATTGGTCGGAAACAGCGTGGTCGCCATCTAGGCGGCCACCGGGGTGATCGCGACCGTGAGGCTGCCGGTCGGGATCGTGAAGTTGTCACCGACCGCCACCGTCCTTGGGGTGGCGAGGTCGTCCGAGCCGAGGAACGTGCCGGCGGTCGAGGCGTCCCAGAACGAGACGTGCGAGTAGGTCTCCGCGTTCGGCACGCTCGTCCAGTTCAGGTCGGTGGTGATCGAGATCGAGCCGCCCGACGCTGTCGTCCCGAACGTCGCCTGCACCCTCGTCGTGTTCAGGGCGGGGCTCGTCGCCCCGGCGGAGCCGGGGTCGGCGAGGTGCAACTTGACGTAGAACGCGACCGGGGCGGTGTAGTTGGTGGCTTTGCAGAGCGCGTTCAACCAGCCATTCAGGACGGCTGCTGCGAGCCCGATCGCCATCGCCCTAGCCTCCTTCCTCGGCCTCGCCGATCGCGGCGCGGATGTCGCCCTTCGACCACGACTGGTCGACGTCGATCCCGTGCTCGCCGGCGTAGACGAGCAGCTGCGCCTTCGTCATCTCGTCGAGGGTCGGCTCCTCATCACCCTCCTCGGCCCTATGGGGTGTCGGGGAGCCCTCGCCGCCGCCGCCGGTGCCCTCGACCCACGGGGGGTCGAGGCCGACGACCTGCTGGTTCGGGGCGTCCCAGACGGTGCCGCCCGTGTCCTCCGGCTCGTTCATGGCGTCTTGACGATCTTCTGGATCCCGGTCGCCTCGATCACCAGCGGCGCGAAGTAGCCCGCGTAGGCGACCTGGACGCCGAGCACCGACGGTTCGACGACCTGCAGGCTGCCGATCCGGTCCTCGTACACCTCGGCGGCGGCGGTCGAGGCGACGAACGCCGTGCCGGCGGCGAGCTGCGCGGACATGACGACGGTGATCCCGGAGATGGCGCCCATCGCGCCCTGCCCGAACGAGCCCGCCGAGAAGCCGGTGGACTGGGAGTTCTGCGGGTTGACCGGCGCGAAGATCGGCCCGAACAGGCCGAGCATGTCGGGGGCGACGGCGAGCACGAGCCGCCCCTGCCCCTTGGTGGCGGTGTAGACGAGCCCGGCCGCGGCCCAGACAGCGCCCGCGACGCCCGCTGCGGTGGCAGCACCGGTCGGGATCGTGGTCGCGGTGGTCGCCGCGGTGCCACCGGCGACGAGGGCGTCGCCGAACACGTCCTCGGTCTTCTGCGCATAGACAGAAGCGAGGTCCTGAATTACAATGTCCATTACCTGCGGCATTGTCCAATCGATATCTTGACGGGAAACGTTAACATAACCTCCGTACGTGACAGCTGTCACCGGCAATTTCCCGATGACCATTTTCTGCGACGTTAGCTCCGCCTTTTCGGCGGACTGCGCGAGCACCGCGGCGTGCTGGGTGACCCGCGGCCGTGACCATGTCCCCGAGGGGAGCTGCCGGGGGCCGAACACGGAGACCAATGGGCGGGAGTCGTCGACGAAGTTCACGACGGGGCCGAGGATCTGCTCGGGGAGCAGGCCCGGGTTATCGCCCGTTGTCTGGTGTGCCGCTGCTCGGTGGAACAGGTCGATCCGGTTGACGGCCTCCTGCATCCCGAGCCCGCCGCGCCAGCGGTCCATCACATACTCGCCCGCGGAGCGGTACTCGGGGGTCTGCAGCTGCGCCGGCGCGTCCTGCATGTAGATCGCGAGCTGCTTGATCCGCTCCGAGCTGGCGCCGCTGATCCTGCGCGCCTCCTCGAGGGGCGCCATCTGCCGGTTGCACTCCTCGATCCGGTCCTTCGCGCGGGTGACGAGCTCCATCTTCTCGTCCGAGAGGTCCTCGCCGTTCGCGGACTGCAGCAGCGAGTCGATGAAGGTCTGGCGCTCTTCGATCTCCGCCACATACTTGGCGAGGATCTGGTCTGTCTGTGCCATCTGGGGACGCTCCTTCCAAACACAAAAGCGAGGACAAGGGTCTCGCTAGCGATTTGGCACGTCCCCACGCTTGCAGCCGGAACCCGCGTCTACGGTGCCTACCAGGCTGGAAGGTCGGTGCTACTCGCGACTATAGCGCAAGTCGATCGCTGCCAATTGTCGCTGCCAGTCCTGCAGCTCGAGCAGCGCCCGGTTAGGCATCGCCGCGGAGGACCCCGTGGGAGGCGTTGTAAGCCCCTCTGTGCGGACGGCGAGCACCCGCGCGGTCTCGTAGGCCGGCTCGGGTGTCAGCGCGATGTGACCCAGGTAGAGGCGGTTCAGGCGGCGCCGCTCCCGTGACTCCCACACCTCGGCGCCGGGGACCATCCGCCCGTCCGGGCCGCGCATCGGCGCGAACCCCGCCGACGCGTCGAGGACGCCGTCGTCTGCCAGCACCAGGGTCTCCTCGCCGAGCTCGGTGCGGCTGATCCGGATCTCCGCGACCAAGCCCTCGCTGCGGCCGGGGTGGAACGCGACGGCGCGGCCCACCGTCCGGGTGACGTCGTGGTCTCGGTTCGCCCTGACCTTGCCGTTGCGCGACTCGATCCCGTCGAACGCCGACCGGGACACGATCTCGGTGAACACCCGGCCCTGCTCCGCGATCATCGTCTCGGTCTCGTACGGCATCACGACCAGCTCAACCGTCCTGGTGGGGAACGACACCCCCGCCACCTCGGCTGCCCGGAACTCGAGCCCTTCGTTCATCTGAGCACCCCGCTCGCTAGTTGTTGCGGCTCGCTGTCCTGGAACCGCTCCGCCTCCCGGATCTCATCGACCGACAGCACCGGCCGCCCCGAGACGGGGTCGGTGATCGAGTTGAGGATCTGCGCGGTCTGCGCCCGCTCGAGCGGGCCGGGCTGGACGTACTCGTCGCGGTTCAGCTCGACCCTCGTGCCGCGGGGAAGCAGGAACCCCGACAGGGCGGACATGACGGTCTGCGCGATCGGCTTCAGGCCGCCGCGCCAGTGGTAGTCGTAGATCGACGCGACGTTCGCGTACGTCATCGAGTCCCCCCCCGCCGGCAGCCCGACCAGGAACGGGGGGACGCCGAGGAGGATCGCGATCCGGCTTTCGTTGAACTGCGACAGCTCGAGGAGCGCCATGTCGCGCGGGTTCACGTTCGTCGGCGTCCAGGTCACCCCGCCCGAGAGCACCGCCGGCTCGCCGAGGCCGGACAGCCGGGCCTGCACCCACTGCGCCTTCAGCGTGTCGGCCTGGGCGGCGGTGAGCTCGTCCGGGTGCATCAGCACGCTCGGTGGGACGCCGCCTGCGGCGGCGAGGTTCGTCGAGTAGCGGCCCAGCACCTCCGCGGCGACCATGCTCGCCCGCGCCGCCTCCAATGGCCCGTGGCCGTGCGCGTCGGCGGTCGTCGACTGGTAGCGGACGTGGAGCATGTCCCCCGTGACGTCGCTGGAGCCGATCGAGTAGTAGCGACGCCCCTCGTCCATCTCCACATTGACGGTCCAGGGCGGGATCACCCGGAACCGGGACGGCCACCCGGTCGCGTAGCGGGCGGACGCGAGGATGAACACCTCGCCGACGGCCTGGTAGTCCCAGAACGCCTGCTTGAGGAACTCCTCCACCGACGTGTAGATGTCGGGATCCGGGTTGCTCAGCCAGTCCGCGTTCAGGCTCGGGGCGGCGTCGACCAAATACGGGGGCATCGTCGAGAGGGCGCTGGTGTTCTTGTCCAGGCACGCCCACGCCACCCCCGCCAGCGTCTGGATGCCGGTCTGCCAGCTGGGGGTCGCCCAGCCCGCCGGCCAGCCGCTCCACGCCGAGGGGACGATCGTGGGTAGCGGCGGCGCGGGCGGACCGGCCTCGGCGAGAGTGACACCGTGGGGGTCGCCGGGGCTCACCGACGGCGGGCCGACGGTGCCGGGGGCGGCCGCCGCCGAGTCGTTGTCGTTCGGGATCTCGTCGGACGGCGGCCGGATAGCGCGCGTCCAGAAAGCCAAGCCCCGAAAACTACATTTGTCAGTGGATGGACGGGGACGGGCTCGGCCTGTGGGCAGCCGCCACGGCCCAGACCGCGGCCTTGACGAGGTGCGCCGCCGGCGACCCGGTGATGATCAGCCCCGCCATCGTCGTCCTCACCTCCGTCGCCGCGAACGTCTCATCAATGTCCGATGTGACCTCGTCGTGGACGAGCTGCCCCGTCGCGACCAGGTCACGCAGCAGCGCCAGGCCGGCGCGGGTCATCGTCGACACCGCCGCCCTCGGCCTCGGCGCCATCTCGGTCGGGATCCTGTCCAGCATGCTCGCGCCGACGAGGAGCTCCTTGATCGGCCGGCCGATTTC